GTCCTCCCATCCTAAAGGCGGACATAACTTCAAGGATTGAGTCTAGCTTTTCATTTATCTCTTTGAAGCGTACATCGTCATCAAGCCCGTGCTGGTGTTGCCAGTTTCGTATTTCGGCTAAATCTTCCCTAAAGTCAGTTTGCATATATTTCAACCCTGCGACCACGACACCGTAATATCTTGTGCGGCTGTAGCGGTAACAATCGTAAGACCTATAGCAAACACCATGTCAAAAGTAAGCGTCACGGGCTGTGGAGAGGCGGGAGTTGTTATAGTAGCCAGTTTCGTACCCGACCCGGCCGTGTTGTTGTAGATGGTTATTACACCAGTGGCTGTGGGGTTATTAAGTGTAATCGTATGTAGAACGCCGTTGCCTGTGGCAATGGTAGTAGTAGTCGGAGCTGCGAGTGTGATATTCGTGCTTTTGTATTGAGATTTATAGTCCATAAATTATCCCTGCGCGTACATAATAGTAATATCCTGGTCTGCTCCAGCCGTCACAACGCACAAGCCTACTCCGAACGCAATATCGTAGGTGAGTGTTAAAGGCTTAGGGCTCGCAGGTATCGTAATCGTCGCCAGTAGAACTCCGGTGTTATCAATCCCGTTATAGATGGCAACTGTGCCACTCTGCGCTGGCTTATTGAATGTAATGGTATGCAAAACTCCATTCCCGGTTGCCACGAGCGTGGTTGTCTGAGAAGTAATGTTTACACTTGTATATTGATTTTTGTAGTCCATGTTCTTAATGTGCCCATCCCAGCCCCGGAGGGCTGAGGGGAAACACTAATTGGAGGCTATATACGATGCAGTACCGGTCGCTGTGAGCGATGTGGGCCACGTGTAGGTAGTTCCAGTAAGGTTTTCGATTATGAGCTGGATGTGGCCTGGAGTTGTCGATGCGCTGGCGCCAGTTATGACGATGCCACCATACGTGACACCTGCGGTCGTAGTAGAGAGAGTCGCTTGTACGAAATCTCCCTTAACAATTCCCGTGAGGGCAGACGTGCCACTTGCACTCCACGCTGCTGTTCCTTGGCAATCAACTGCAGCGGATGTGGTAGCCGCGATAGTCGTTGCGTAAGGAGCGATATAACACGTACCAGCGTCGATGCGATTCAGCGACGTTCCGTTAGCGCCGATTTTAACCGTGCTTCCGAAAAGTGCCGCAACATCAGACTCAAAGTCTCCACCTGCGTCTGCGACAAGCCTGAGGCCCCCAGAGATACAAGTGATGTTTGAACATGCTGTAGAGCTGAAGAGTGCTTTAGAACCTACTCCTCCGAAGTAGAGCAGCCCGGCGATTACCAACGCAACCACCGATACTACCAGAGCTATGTTTATCTTAGTCATGGCTTAATTTTGTTAGGCTTATAAAGTTTTGCGAAGTCCCGTTGTTCCATAAGTTTGTAGAGTGCGATGGCAAGGCTTGCAAACCGTTTGCCCATTTTTAGTATCCCACAGTTCATCACATTTTCTCGCATCTTCTGGTGTGTATATCTTGTACTCGTTTGCGATGAAGAGAAAGCGTTTGATATGGTCTACTTCTAGCGGTGTTTTCTTGGAATGTTTTGCGCCACATTTTACACATTTGTAGCCGTCTCGTTTTAGGACAGTTGCATGCCACTCTCGGTATTCGGGCATTTGAGCAACCCTATTACGAAGTCGTCTTGCAGACTTTTCTCCCTTGTAAACTGGAGAGCCTTTACCGCGAGTTCCTAACGCCCAACAAGTTCTGTTACAGAAGTTTCGTACTCTATTTTTGACTTGATGGGGGGCTAGTGCAAGTTCTTTTGTGCAGTACTCACAAGGGCGTTTTAACTTTGGTTGCCATTTATGATTATTCTCACCTCTCATATCAAGACGCACCCTCCCAAGATTTACAGAATTATCCTTTCTAAACTCTGACTTTTTAGATAAGTGAATGCCTTTCTTGTTTTTATTCCATGGGGTATGCCCTTTTGGAAGTGAATAAGAGTTGCCGAGTACATGGACAGAAGTATTTTTTAGGCTACATTCTTTTGAGCAGTATTTTATAGCTCCGCGTTTGCAGGGCTTAACACCGCACTCTACGCACATTATGGTGGTTTTCATTTTTCAATGATAACCAATTTCAAGGAACAATGCAAGACCCGTTAAACCGTATTAAGCCACACCTGTGCTACCATAACTTCCGGCGTAATCTGCGCAGAAGTAAGCCTCGCGGTAGTTCGCTTGGTAGCGATACGTGAGGTTGTTGCTGTAGCGCCAATCAGTGAGCGCGGTCTCCATACCCTGGCGAATCAGGCGGGTAAAGCCGTGATTCTTAGCCAAGAGGAACCATGCCGTGTCAGAACCGCCAGCAACCACACCGAGGAAGTGGGAAGTCCACACTGTGATGCCGAGAGCCGAGCGGTAGACGTTGATGTTGTTGTTAGCCAAGTCAGCAATGAGTGCCGAGTCGGTGATTTCACGAGCGTGCTTCCAAAGCACCGGAGGTACCAAGAGTACGGCCGGGCTCGAACCCATAATGACACCGGCCTGGTTTTTCATTTCTACCAAGGTCGTGATGCCGGTATTGAGCGAGGTCGGAGAGAGCGCGGCCGTGCCGGTGTTACTCTGTGTGCCGCCGCCAATGAGCGTGTGCGTCGAGAAGATGGCCGAGCCGTCAGCAGTCAGGGCAGTCGTAAAGCCGAGGCGGAAGAGCGCAAAGGCGTTGTAGTCCTGCGTCTGCTTTGCAACGTCTGCGAAGTCGCGTACATCCTCTGCCCATACGCCGTGCATGTTGTCGTCGAAGAGCTGCTTTGAGATGTCGATGCCCTGTGCAAAGGTGAGAATCTGCGTGGTCTGCTTGTTGGTAACGTGAGGCGTCGAGAGCGGGACAGTCTGCGTCTCGCCAATGGCCGGGAAGTATCCCGAACCCTTGTTGATGGACTGTATCCAAGCCGCGTGAGTCGTCTCCTGGGGCTTGAAGATTTCCGCAGTCGTAGCATGTGCTACGCCAGGGAACGTGTCATTGTAATCAAACCGCTGGAAGAACACCTTGTCCAACTCGGTCTGTACAATGCTAAAGTTTTGGGCTTCAGTAAACATTTTATGTTAATACTAATGGGTAATGCCCGTGTTTATAGGGACATTACGAGAGGTACGAGCAACCACCGCGGAACGCGAAGGCTACTTTGCCAGGAACCAGGAACACATCAAGCGGAAGAACGACACAACCATTGTTGGTCGAGTCGCTTGCGAGGATAGTGTACGTGCCGGAAGTCGGCGTGGACGTTACTGATACGCTGTTCTTCAAGAGCACACGGGCACCAACAAGAGCGTTGTACTCCGACTGAGTATCCCATGATGCTGCAACGTCAGGATTCGCATACCACGTATCCTGAGAAGTGAGAGGAGTGACCGTCACTGTACCTGCTGCGCTGGATGTGTTAGTCGAGCTAGTCTCCGCAATACCTACGTAGAGGTGCGCAGAGGCATCAGGGGTGTTGGTGAGAGCAGGCATGACGACAGTTGCGCCAGCGATGCCCGCACCATTGCCGAGAGCGCCAATCTGGACAGGCTCACCCGCATAAATCGGGGTGCCAGATGCCACATTGTACAAACGGCCTCCGCGACCACCGGTCGCCGAGCTATTTTCTTTGAGAATTATGTCTCCGAGAGCCATTGTGAGTAAGGTTAATTTTATAACCTAGCTCACCAAATTATTTACGCTCCGTATCGCTTTAAATTCTTTTTGTAGCGTTCAATGTCTTTGTCTGTCCAACCGCGTGCTTTGAAAGCTGCGATCTGGTCAGGAGTAACACTGGTATCTGTTACAGATTGGCCTTCAGAATGAACGCCAACTGCCGCAGGAGGAGCTGTATTCTTATTTGATTGAGCTAGTTTGAGTTCCCGATTCTCTTTGAGGGCTTTTTGGATGATGGTGTCTTGCTCGCGGGCAATCTCTGCCAAGCGTGAGTCAGCCAGCACCCTTGACGCAATACGCGCCATCTTCTCCTCATCAGATTCGTCAAGGTTCTCGTTCTTCTTAGCCTCTTTGAGATACGCTACTTTGTAATTCGCGTTCGCCTCAATGAGTTTTGCTTTCTCAGCTTCGAGAGCCGCAATCTTGGCTTCTGCGTCATCAGTGGGCGCAATCACTTTTTCCTCTGGTGCAATGGCCGGAGCGTTTGTTTCAGTTGCGGTTACTTTTTCTTCCATAGTGTTTCAAATCGTTTTATGGGGCTTGTAGCCTTCGGTTCGATTAACCTATAGGGAATAAAAATTGCTTCGCTGAAGTAGCGAGTAGATACCTGGTGCATGAAAGTAAACACGGGCGTGAAAACTCCACTCACCAGACATCTGTTCGATACTTCAGCCTAGCGGTGCCCGTGTTTCTTTCAAGGAACTTATCATGAGTATAGCATTAATTTAATGCCTAGGGACTTTATCCACAGGCTTAAAGCTTTTAAATGTATCGACGATTCTCTTTTGGGTTGACAAAGTGTACAAAACACTGCGTCCTTTACGCATCGTATCGATGTTCTCGCCGTCAATGAACATGGCCCGCTCAGCTAGAGCTTTGATGCTTTCATAGATGATGCTCCATAGCTGGAAGCTTGAAAGAGCTTCTGCCTCCGCTTTGAGATTCGCCAATTGGCCTTCAGATGCGAGTTCATTACCTATAAATACCTGCTTGGTCTTCGCATCGAATGTGACAACCATTTTAGGGTCTACCACTGTCAGCATCTCATTGAGCCGGGCCTCCACTTGTGCTTCGATGTTCAGTGGCTGTGGGTCCGGGGAATACAGTTCTTTCTGCCGCGCATAAGACATGCGCTCTGACTCTATGCCATTCTTTACACCGTCAGAGAAACCTTTGGTATATTGCTCGCTTTTGAGGTCATCAAAGTCTTGAGGATAAAAGACATGGTTTGTCCGTAAGAACAGCCAGTTGCGGGTTTTCTCCCACCATGTGAGCAATTCGGCGTCTTTATCCCGGCATGTTTGACACTTAGCCATGATAGCGAAGATAGCCCATAAAAAGCCCTATCGCAAAGATTGCGAGTCCAATCTTAATGTACTGGATTATAATTTCGTGCTTGCTCATTCGACTTGTCCCTTAACTACTTTTCCCATAGCGGCTTTAGCTTGTGCGTCGAGGATAGATGCTTCGTCGGCCACCACAGGCGGTTTATTAGGAGCTGGCACAGCATGAGCTAGAGGATTAGACACTTTAGCTGGTGAAGTATCTTGCATCTCGACTAACGTCTCCAACATGCCACGCACATAAGATAGGTCTGGCTTATCAGACTTCAGTTGTTCTATGCACTTAGTGAGTATGTTGGTGTTCATTGTGGTTTTGCTTCAGCGGGGCGGAGAATATAACGCGAGCCGTCTTCACGGGTGAGCACCCACCTAAAATGCCCATCAATTCCTGCTAGCTCGGCCTTGTCTCCTTGTGCTTTCACAAACAATACAAAGTCGGTCTCATTGCCATCAAAGTATTCAACGGGGAATTCGCCTTCTTTATAAGTCGGTATCGAACCACCATTTGTGTCATAAATATTCATTAGAGTTCGTCAATCCACTTAGTTTTTAAATCAGAAAGTTTGCGCGACTTATCCTCATCTTGCTTAAAAAGTGCAATTTCGTTTCGCATACCTTCGATAGCGTCCTTAGCTGAGAACACATCCATTTCATCGAATAACTCGATAACATCCCTATACTTCGTGTAATCGTCAGCCATAACATCAAGTTTGGAAGCAACTGCCATTTCCTTCATCGATACTGTCTTCATACGGGAAAGAAACTCTTGCATGAGCATGGTGTTAAAGTTTGAAAGCCAAATAGAGGCGTCCTCAATACTCATTCCAACATTGCAAAGTGCAGGCCAAAACTTCTCCCGAGTAAACGCCATCCTCCGCTGGAAGTCTGCGTTGTTCTTGAGGTCAGCGATAATCTCCTCCTTGGACTTGTTATGTGCCCGTGTTTTCTTTGCCATATTATTTGGTGCGCTTTTTGTAGACTCGTTTTACTTTCGGCTCTGTAGAGGTTATAGAGCCATCAGCATGTATAGTTCCACTTCCTTCAAGCTCAGTAAACTCAATTTCCTTTGCGGGAACAATACCATTTACCTTATCAACTGCCATTTTAAATAACGCGGGATAATCAGTCTCGTCAGAATCTACAAATTGCTGGAGCGCTTCTTTCGTTATGGTTGACTCGACTTCTTGAAACTTGTAACCGTCCTGTTCAACGACATTATTAACCACATGCGTCGAACCTACTTTTGCAATACCAAACTGCTTAGCGAGTAAAACGCGAGTTGTTATGGGCAACGAGTGCCAAACACTAAAGGATAACATCCTGTAAGTATACCCTAGCTTGTAAGAGTCGGGAGTTGAGGGGCTGTGGATACTGAAAGGGGTGATTTCTGACCTAGAGCTTGAAGGGGTGAATTACCAGCTTGTGGCATAGGGCCACCTTGAGGCGGTTGTCCTGCCGCCATTTGCGCCTGGTCCTGCGGAGAGGGCTGTTTTGCAAGATATTTGTCAGGGTCTTTGCGGGTGAGAGGGTTGTTAGACAACAAGAACTTGGCTGTCTCTTCGGGGTCAAACATCCCAGGAGGTGCAGCGACCATGCGGTCATAGTCTTCCAGGGCGTATGCACGTTCGAGGTCTTGGCTCTTAGGACTCATAACATCGGGAGAAATGGTAATCATGTATTTAAGGTCGCGGAATAGGCCTGGATTAACTTTGGCAATAGCCATATCATCATTGTCTTCTTCTTCAGCCACTCCATAAGAGTGAGCCATATACTCATCCTCGTTCATCTCATCCGGCAACTCCAAATCAAACTCGATGCGCTTGTTCTGCTGTGAGTTCTTTCCCGCTTTAAGGAAGAACGTCTTATATACCAAGTCAGCGTCTTCTTCGCCTTCCAACTGCAACACTTCGGGAACAGTCAGATACTGCACAATGTCTCCCAAACGTAGGCGGCCATAATCCTTCACGTGCTTTGCAATCATCTGTAAGAACAAACCCAGGACCGTATTAGCGTTTTGTTCAATGCGAGAGATTTCATATGCCGTCTGCGTGCCTCCTTGGTCGTTGCCTTCCTGCAAAGGCTCTTGAGAGCTTTCGTTTATGGACTTCTCTACTTGCGCCAGCATTTCAAGACCGGCCTTTAAGTCGGAACCGACGTTAATAGCTCGCAAGTCTGCATTAGGGTCGGAGAGCGTCGTCACGGCACCTGGCACGATGACATCAGAGGCGATAATCTCACCACCCACATTCACCATCGGCTTGAAGATAGACAGATAGGAGCCGTCTATCGTCATCTGGTAGAGCGTGTTGATTATCTCTGCGTCATGCTGGAGCTTAAAGGCCAGAGACTTACCGTAAAAGAAACGGTTAGTTATCGGCTCGTAAAAGAACTTGTCGAATGGATAGAGTTTATCATTGCGAGGATTGGGATTGTTTGGCTCGGTCAACATCACGCCATTAACCAATATGATTTTAAGGTCGAGATTCTTGTTCCAATAGATAATCTCTTCGACATCATATTGGCGCATGTTCGGGTCATAAACCCAGTAAAATGTCCGGTTGGCATCATCGTAGATAGTCTGCACGCCTGGTTGAACGTACTTAAAATTCTCATACACGCCATTGTATTTAGCCTGCGCTTCGGAGTAGGAATAGACTTTGCGCCAGATAACAAAGCCTTGTTTCTGTACGTCAGGTTCGTAGAAGTTCTCGATATAAAACTGGTCGCACGGTACCACGGCGTCCATGAAACACGGATAGGCTTCATCACGGATGCGCTGTTCGACCCAGTTTCCTTGCTCGTCTTTATGCGTTTTAACCGTGCGCATTACCTCACCATATTCGGTAAAGCCTATCGAGGCTGGACTTGAGAGTGCTGTAATAGTCCGTAGGAGAGCTACGTACGGATAGTTCGAGGTATCGCCTGACCACTCCATCAAATCCTCCATTACCATCGCGGCATCTTGCTGTTCTTTGGAATCTTTGTTAAAAGCAAACACCTTAGGGAAGATAAGGCGGGCTGTGGCGTGGGCCGCAATACTCATGCACTTGTTGCGCACAATAGGACGCATCGCCCTTGAGCGCCATGCAGCTTGTGGAGCACCCTCCCACGCCTCACCATTGTTCGGCTGGTACGTGTTGAAGGTCATTTGGTCATATTGGTCACGTGTCACCAACGACAAGTCATTGAACTCCACACGCGGCGTATAGGCATTGGTTGTGCCAAGAACAAAATGCCTCAAAATCATCGAGCGTACTTGAGTGGTGGCATCGTCAGGTGTGTAATTAGAAATTTCAGCTTGAATCTCTCCCTTGGCGTTTACAGGCGCACGCATCAAAACCGCTTCGACTCGCTTAGAGCCATCAGTAGCGATTATTTCAGAGTGGGAGACTATGCTCATTCAAGACCGCCCGTATTTATTGTTAGTATAGCACTTTTAAAAGGCAAGGATTAGTTGTTCACAGCTTTGGAACATGGGTATACGCCTTCTTAGGCTCTTTATCCTTAGCCCACAAGTCTACGGGAGCACCGGCAGTCATTATGGCTGCACCTTGAGGCAGGTTGTTTCGTGGACTATTCGATTGAGGATAGTAAACAGCCGCATTTCCATGTCGTTTAGCTCGCATAAAGACTGGATAGCGGATGGCATCCATCATGTGATTATTCTCGTCTATGGGCACTTCCTGCTCGTTGTGGTCAGGCTTTTTATCAGGATATGAGTACGTCTCAAACTCCATTATCGTATTGACGCAGGAGCTGTGGACTTTCAGCTTTCCAGCCTTGAGACGCTCACGCACCGCATCGATGCCGTTCTTGATTGAGTCTTTACCCTTTACCACGTCACGGATATTGATACCTCGCTTGCGCATCTCAGCGATTGCTGCGGGAGCTTCGGGGTCAGGATATACCTGGTTATAACTCTTCGCGGCGACATATTCAGCAACCTGTACATCAGTGCGTCCCGTCTCATAAAACTCACTGGTAATCCACCAACAATCAGCTGCATCTATCTCGATGTTTGGAATGGCACACGGATTAGTAAACCCAAAGTCTACACCAGCAATCTTTTCTCGCGGCATTTCTTCCATGAGATTAAATACGTGTTTCTCCCGGTCAAACTCTTTGTAAACTAACCCTTCAGTCTTCTTAAAGTTCGCCATATACTCCTGCTCAAAGCGCTCTACAGAAAGCTCTTGTTTTGCCTTATCTATTTCCTCAGGAGGAATGTGGTCATTATCATAAGTGGAAAAGTGAAAGCTCTTGAAGTCCTTATCTTCCTCTTGAAGATTAAACAGGTCGTAGAAGTGATTAAAACCTTTAGGAGTAGAGATAAAAAGCCCTTCGCCTTTAGTATCGGTAAGAGTCGGGCGTATAACCTCCTGCCAGTTGAGCCAGAAATTGCGGAACATGGCCACTTCGTCCAACACAATCAGGTCGAACTTCTGACCGCGCAGAGTTTCAATGGCCTCCCAACCCTTGAGTTGTATGAGGGAGCCGTTTACTAACTTGATTTCAAGCCTGGATTCGTTGATGGATTCAGCCGCTTGCTTGCAATCATTCTTAAGTTGTGCCCAAGCAATATCTCGTGCCTGCTGATACGTTGGGGCTACATAGACAATACGACTATTGGGAATAGAGGCACGACCTTTGATTTGGTCTATGGCGAGCGTTGTTTTGCCGAAACGGCGACCACAACAAAGAACTCTGAAGCGATGTGGGTCAAGTGCTATTTCAGCTTGTGCTCTTGTTAGTTGCATCTTTAGTTACAAATTCGCTTAACAAAAGCCCACAGCCCAAACAGGGACGATTAAATTCTTTTAGCACAAAATCCGTGGGAACACGTGCCTCTTGTACCAACGACTTTAATTCCTCTGGTCTACAAAGAAATCTAAACTCTTTTTTGTTCTGGGAAGATTCCATATCTCGAAGCGGTCTCGCCGGTTATATTGATAATGAGAGTTCTGTCACCTCCGCGTTCGTGTTCAGTCATCCCCAAGATTGCCGCACCTAACTCAAGTTCCTTGATGCGCCGTTTAGGTTTCTGCTCAATGTCATAAACAAGTGCTTCAGTAATCAATTCTTTAGTCAAACCTGACTTAGAAAGTGTTTCCTGTACTCCCTTTGATTCTATTATTTCCTTTGCCTTGACACTTGCAGTATTTGGGGCATAACCAACCGAAACTAACAAGTCCTTCTTATTTTTACGCTTATATTTTGGGAGGCTCTGATTCTTTACGATTGCCTCCGCTAAATCCTCTTGGAGGAGAGTAGCCA